TATAAATCAAAGAGCGGTAATAACGATTTTATAATATTATGAGTAAACACATAAACAAGTATCGAAAACCAAACACTACTAAAGGAAATTCTAAAATTAGTTTTGTTAATTTATCTACATACACATCTCCAGAGATTGTTGAATCAAAAAACAAAGAATGGGTTGAGTTTGGATCGGATAACAACTACTTTCAATTTTTAATTGATAGATATAATGGTTCAGCAACAAACAATGCTGCTATTAATGGTATTTCTCAAATGATATATGGAAAAGGTTTAGATGCAACAGATAGTTCAAGAAAACCAGAATCTTATGCAAGAATGATTTCTTTATTTAAAAAAGATGTTGTTAGAAGATTATCATACGATTTAAAGTTAGCTGGGCAATGTGCTATTCAAGTTATTTACTCAAAGGATAAAAAAACAATTCAAAAGGTTGAGCATTTACCAATTGAAACATTAAGAGCAGAAAAATGTTCAGAAGATGATAAAGAGGTACAAGCGTATTACTATCATCCAGATTGGGCAAATATTAAACCAAGTGAGAAACCTTTAAGAATACCAGCATTTGGTGTTTCTAAATCTCCACAACCGATTGAGATATTATATGTAAAACCTTATAAGGCTGGAATGTATTATTATAGTACACCAGATTATCAAGGTGGATTGCAATATGCTGAATTAGAAGAAGAAATTTCTAACTATCATTTAAACAACATAATGAACGGACTTGCTCCATCAATGTTAATCAATTTTAACAATGGAGTTCCAAATGAAGAAGCACAATCTTTAATAGAAAATAAAATACAAAAAAAGTTTTCTGGTAGTTCAAACGCTGGTAAATTTATTCTTGCTTTTAACGACAATAAAGAAGCACAAGCAGACATAACACCAGTTCAATTATCTGATGCACACAATCAATATCAGTTCTTATCAGATGAATCACAAAAGAAAGTGATGGTATCTCATAGAATTATATCTCCTATGTTATTAGGTATAAAAGATTCAAGTGGTTTAGGTAATAATGCAGATGAATTAGAAACTGCATCTATATTAATGCATAACACAGTTATAGTGCCTTTTCAAGAACTTTTAACAGATGCTTTTGATAAGATACTTGCATACAATAATATTGCTTTAAACCTATATTTTAAGACTTTACAACCTCTACAATTTGTTGATTTAGACAATGTAAAAGACGAAGAAACAAGAGAGGAAGAAACTGGTGTTAAAATGAGTAAAACATTTTCAGCATTAGAAGAATTTGGAGAAGATGAGGACTTGGAAGAATGGGAGTTAATTGATGAAAGAAAAGTTGATTATGATTCAGAAGATGAATTGGATGAACAAATAAAAGAATTAAATTCAAAGAATCCAAGTTTACTATCAAAGATATGGAACTTTGCAACAACTGGAACTGCAAGACCAAACGCTAAAAGCGACCAAGATGGTAAAAACGAAGAAGGTTTACAGTTTAAAGTAAGGTATCAATATGCACCTTTAAAAGCATCTGATAATAGCAGAAGTTTTTGCAAGAAAATGGTATCTGCTAAAAAGATATACAGAAAAGAGGACATACAACAAATGAGTAAAAAAGCAGTTAATGCTGGTTGGGGTTTAAATGGTGCTGATACTTATGATATTTGGCTCTATAAAGGTGGTGGAGATTGCCATCACTTCTGGATGAGAAAAACTTATATGGCAAAAGGAGCAAAGCTAAAACCAAATGTAGGTAATCCAAATGCAGAAGTAAGTGTAAATAAAGCAAAGAAAGAAGGATTTAAACCAGAAGTAAACGCAAAAGAAGTTGCAATGCGACCAACTGATATGCCTAATAACGGATTCGTAAACAAATAATAAGATATGGCAACAGCATTATTTATAAGCAGAACAGATTTAGTAAAAAATAGTATTCTTGATGGGAATACTGATACGGATTTGTTTATACAATATATTAAGATTTCACAAGAGATACATATACAAAACTATTTAGGGACTAAATTATATGATAGAATTTCTGCTGATATTATAGCAGATACTTTGACTGGAGATTATTTAACTTTGGTTAATGATTATATACAACCTATGTTGATACATTATGCAATGGTTGATTTTTTACCATTTGCTGCATATAGAGTTAAGTCTGGAGGTATTTTTAAACATACATCTGAAAACGCTGAAACAGTAAACAAAGATGAGGTTGATTTTTTAGTACAGAAAGAAAGAGATTTTGCTGAATATTACACAAGAAGGTTTGTTGATTATATCTGTTTTGATAGTTCAAAGTTTCCAGAATACACAAACAATACTGAATCTGATGTTTATCCAGATAAAGATGTAAGTGGATCAAATTGGGTACTATAATGAGAGCAACATATAAACCAAAACAAGCAAACGTTGTTAAATTGAAAAAGTATTTAACTAAAAAAGATAAGAAATAATGGCAAACGAAATATACGATAGTACTTGGTGGGGTAACACAAGACAAACTGCATCTTCTATTGGTACATCTACTGAAATGATACAAGGTCAGTTTAACTTAACGAAGATAGGGGATGAATTGGTTACTAATGGAGATTTTGCTACGGATAGTGATTGGGTTAAACAAAATGGTTGGGCGATACAAAATGGAAATGCAGTATTTAGCGGAACTGTAAGCTCTTACAGAAAATTATATCAAGAAAATATACTTACAATAGGCAAAACATATAAGCTAACATTTAATATTATATCTATAAGTTTAGGTAGTATTAAAAACTTTTCACAAAGCAATCCAATAATTTACAATACAGTAGGTATAAAAACAGAATATTTTACTGCTACTTTTGATGATTTATTTTTAGAACCAACAACAGATGCTAATCTAATAATAGACAACGTATCAGTCAAAGAAGTAAGAGCAACAACAGTAGAAGCAAGTAAATGTTTAGCTGATGCAATTCATAGAATAGGAATACAAGACATACAAAACTAAAAACAATGGCAAAACCAAAATTAGCATTAATACCAGCTGCACAAGGAAGCAAGTTTTATTCCGTACTACCATCGAGTGGTGTGGGAGATTTTGACTTTACTCGTAGTGGTTCAGCAACAAGAATAAACTCACAAGGACTGATAGAATCGGTTGCAAATGGTGTTTCAAGATTAAACTATCCAATGATTGATGGTGTTGTAAAAGGATGTCCACATCATATTTTAGAACCACAGAGAACTAATTTAATTACTTATAGTGAGGATTTTAGTCAATGGGCTTCAAATGGTGGAACTGTTACAAGTAATCAAACTATTTCTCCAAGTGGAACTTTAAATGCAGATAAATTATCTGCTTTTCCTAATAACGGACAACATAGATTGGATTTTGCATCGTCAAATGTAGCTGGAGAAACCACGTTTAGTTTTTTTGCTAAATCAGTAGAATATAATTCTGTTTGGGCGAGAATAGGGTTAAGTACTGTCTTTTTCGATTTAGAAAATGGAGAATCGCAGAATAACACTTCTGCTACTACATCAAGTACGGAATATTATGGAAATGGATGGTATAGATGTATAATGACTAAAGAGATTTCAAGTGCAAATGAAATATGTAGAATTAATCTCACGCAATCTTATAAGGATAGCTCAATTTTTATAGGAGATGGAACAAGTGGTATCTATATCTACGGAGCGCAATTCGAGCAAGGTTCTTATCCAACAAGCTACATACCAACTAACGGAAGTACAGTTACTCGTTCAGCAGAAACTGCTAATGGTTCTGGAGATGCATCTACTTTTAATGATAGTGAGGGAGTGTTGTTTGCTGATATAGCTGGTCTTGTTGATGCAGATGATTATAGAATTATATCTTTAAATGCTGGGAATTCTACTGCTTCTATATTTTTAGGGTTAAGAAATGATACTGGTAACGTTTATATGTATATGCCTACTGATAGTACATCTTATATTAGCAATGTAAATGCTACAAATAAGTTTACAAAAATTGCATTAAAATACAAAACAAATGATGTTTCTTTTTTTATAAATGGGTTTAAAGTATTTACAGATAATACTGTTACATTACCAACTGGTTTAAATCAATTAGATTTTAATTACGGAAATTCAACTGATAGTTACCCTTTCTACGGAAAAGCAAAACAAATTCAATACTACGATTCAGCATTAACAGATAACGAATTAGAAACATTAACGTCTTGGGTATCTTTTCAAGATATGGCAGAAGGACAATTATACACAATAGAATAATATGGCACAGACATTAAAATTCGGTAACGGAACGTGGGCAACTAAAAAGGATTCAATCCTTGCTTACAATGACGAGAATGAAAACTATAAACCTCTACCTTTTAATTATACTGGTGCTGGTAAAGGTACAAGAGTTAATAAAGAAGGTTTAATTGAGGTTGTAGAAAACGACAGACCAAGAATAGATTATTTAGATAGCGAAGATGGTGTATTTCTTTTGGAAAAGGCATCTACAAATTTAGTTAAGTCAAGTGGAGATATATCAACACAATCTACTTATTGGTTACCAAATCAAGGAGGTACAAGTGTGCAAAACGCAACTACTGCTCCAGATGGCTCAAATATGGCATCTCAAATAAATACTTTTGGGCAACAATATGGTGGAATAACTCAAGGTTCAATAAGTGTTTCAAATACCGAATACACATATAGTATTTACTTAAAAGCAAAAAACGGAACTCCAGATATAAGATTAATTTTCTTTGATAGTGTTACCTTTCATTCCTCTGATTTTACAATTTCTTCTGAATGGAAAAGATACGATTTTAAATTTACACCAGTTTCTGGTAGTTTTCAAATATACATAACTTGTCCTTACGTTCAAACATCTTTTTATACTTGGGGCGCACAATTAGAACAAGGAAGTTACCCAACATCATACATCCCAACACAAGGTTCTGCTCAAACTCGTGTAGCTGAAACTGCAATTGAAGCTGGAAACTCGGAAGTTTTTAATAATATTGAAGGAACTATATTTTTAGATACTAATTTTAAAAACAATAGTGGTGTTCAAGTTTTATGTAGCGTACACGATTTCGCAACTAATAAGAGGTTAGAAATTTGGGCAAATAGCAATCTTGTTAATGGTTTTATTGGAGGTAGTTCAAACATAACTGTTGGAAGTTCTTCATTAACGAATGGAAATTATAAAATAGCATTAAGTTATAAAAGTGGAAATTCATCATTTTATATAGATGGTTTTTTAATAGGTTCTTCAAGCAGTCCTTTTACAATTTCAGCATTAACGAAAATGAATTTATCGTATTTGTCTGGAACTCAATATAATTCTGTATCCCCTACAAAAGAAATTGGATACTATGATGAAATTTTGACAGACCTTGAATTAGAAACGCTTACATCTTACAGAACTTGGGAATCAATGGTAAACGAATTAAATTTAAACGTAATATACAATGGCTAATACATTAGAATTAGGAAATGGAAAATGGGCAACTGGTAAAGATACTGTACTTGCTTTTAACGATGAGAACAATAACTTTAAACCTTTACCTTTTTCATTCAGTAGAAATAGTAGTGCTACTGTTGTAAACGAAGAAGGTTTAATCGAAACAGTTGGTAGTGGAGAACCAAGAATTGATTTTAAGGATAATACTAAAGGTGCTTTGTTGTTAGAGCCGAGTAGGAGTAATTTAGTTGCTTATTCGGAAGATTTTAGTAATTCTTATTGGAATAAAAATAATTCAACTGTTGTGAGTGGTTTTGTATCTCCAAGTGCAGATAGTCCTTTAGGTGCTTTTAAGTTGGTGGCAACTACTAATGACCCTTATATATATAAAAATGGTTTTAATGTAACTGCTAACACTCAAACTGCAAGTATTTATGTTAAAGGTGTGGGTAGTAGTATAGGCAAAGAGGGTCGTATTTTGTTTTGGTATATTGGAACTGCTGGAGGTACAACTTTATCAGTACCTTTTACTTTAACATCTGATTGGCAAAGAGTTCAAGGCAGTAGCACACCAACAAGTGGAGGAACTATTGCATTAAGAATTGATTTACCAGACGTATCAGTAGTTGGAGAGGAAGTTTTAATCTACGGAGCGCAATTAGAAGAAGGCAGTTACGCTACATCGTATATTCCTACATCTGGAAGTGCAGTAACGAGGATTGCAGATGTTTGTAATAATGGTGGTAATGAGCAAGTAATAAACTCAACAGAGGGTGTTTTGTATGCCGAGGTTTCTACTTTTGCAGACAATACATATAAAAGAATTTCTATAAATAATGGAAGTTATGTTAATTCAATTGTTTTTGATTTTATTGATGATAATAACTTATATGGAAAAGTGTTCGTAGGAGGTAGTCCAATAGCTACAATTTTAGCGAGTGGTTTAAATATAGAAAATAATAATAAATTAGCTTTTAAATATAAACAAAATGATTTTGCTTTATGGGTTAATGGTATCCAAGTTGGTGTAGATACAAGTGGTTCAACTCCAAGTGGATTAAATACATTAGGTTTAGATTTAGCTGGAAATCAAGATTTCTACGGAAACACAAAAGACATAAGAGTATATAACACCGCATTAACAGATGCAGAATTACAAGCATTAACAACAATATAACAAGAGTAACAAATACACATATTAAACTAACAAGAGTAAATAAATAAATTATGAAAATCGGTAAATACGAATTTGATTCAAGAGAACAAGCACAAACAAAGATTGATGCTTTAGGAACTGCAACAGACGAGGATGGAAACGAATATCCAACTCACAAACACACAATCGTACATCTTGGTAATATCGTTTTAGAACAAGGCGAATATAACGAAGAAGGAGAAGAAGTATCTGCTCCAATACTATCTGACAAATGGCACATAGATGCTCTATGGGTTAATTTAGAAGCTGACGAAGATGGATTAATAGACCATCCTTATGGTTGGAAATCTAAAAGTGTTTCTCTTGATGGAGATGGAGTACATTCTTTCTTTGGGTTAAGTTATGAATCACTAAAAATCTAATAAATGGACAACAAAATAAGCGAAAATACAGAGGTAACACTTGACTTAAAGACAATAGCATTAGTTGTTTCTTTTACTATCTCTATTGTTGGTTTGTATTTTACGTTGAAAAAGGATATTGAGTTGGCAAAGGAATTACCAGAACCTCAAGTTACGAGGACAGAGTATGACTTAAAAGACCAACTCGTAAGGGAAACTATTATGAATACACAAGAGAAAGTTCAAGAGAATAGTAATAAGTTGGATAAGATAGATGAAAAGCTATACAGAATAATCCAAAAGTAATATTATGAAAAAGTGTTTAATTCTAATGTTTCTATTTGTATCATTCAAATCTTATACTCAAGAATTTAGTTTATTGGAGATAAACGCAAAGTGGAACTCAAAGAATAGTTTAAAAATAAAAAGGTTAAAGGGTATATCAATAAAAACTGCTTGGTTAGAAGAACAACCAAAGTCAATACAAAAGAGGATTAAGTCAGTACCAGTATTGGTTCTTATAAGAGATAATAAACCAGTATATCAATGGGTAGCTGGAATTGATTTAAAACTAAATGTTACAGAAATCGAGTTTGATAAAATATACAGTAAATTAAATAAGAATGAGTAAGTACTTTAAAGAGATAGAATATAATATGGATGCTGACTTTCTTGCTAAATTAGATGAAGCAAGGGAGTTGGCTAATATACCTTTCACTATCAATTCTGCGTACAGAAGTCCAGAGCAAAATGCAAGAGTAGGTGGTAAACCTAATTCAAGCCATTTAAGAGGTCTTGCAGTAGATATAAGGGCAAATGACAGCAGTACAAGATATATTGTCTTAAACGCTCTTATAAGTGTTGGCTTTAATAGAATAGGTATTGCAAGTTCATTCATCCACGTTGATGATGATAAAAGTAAATCTGATAAGGTAGTTTGGACTTATTAGTATAAAAAAATTAATTCTCTTTACAAAAGGGATTTAATATGATAAGAAATCAAGATTATATTAACTAATAGTTATAACTTAAAGTGATTATGGAAATAAACTTAATTTTATTAGTACCTAATGCAATGATGTTAGGTTGGCAATATCACGAACCAGAGAAAGGATTTGATTTTTCAGAATTAAACCTATATTTATTTTTCGGACAGTTACAAATAAGATGGGCAAAAGATGAATAAGATATTAGGTTGGTTTACTGGTGGTGTTGTTAAAGAGGTAGGTAATGTTATTGATAAATTATTTACATCAGAAGAAGAACGTATAAAAGCCAAGAACGAGGTTTTTAAAGTACTACAAGAACAACAGTTAGAATTACAAAAACTACAAACAGAAGTTATATTAGCAGAAGCAAATGGTAATTGGTTACAGAGAAGTTGGCGACCAATACTTATGTTAGCATTTGGCTTTATAGTTATCTATGTTAAGTTCATTGCACCTTTATTTAGTTTACCTATTCCTCCTTTAGAAAATGAGTTTTGGAACTTGTTACAGTTAGGTATCGGAGGTTATGTAGTAGGTAGAAGTGCTGAAAAGATAGCTGGTAATATTACGATCAATAAATAATTTACTTTTTTATTTTTTATTCTAAAAAAAAATATATAACTTTGTAATTTATTAATACTACAAATAAGTAATTTTATTTATGACTTCATACATATAATTTTATGTATGACTTTACAAATAACCTTATATTAAATATAAAAATAAATATAAGATTTTGGAAAACTATCCATTTTAAAAATTTGTTAATAAGTTCTATTTTACTAAATAAATCATTCTTTGTATATTTGAATAAGAGAATGATTGACTGCTTTCTTTCATCTTATTTTTGTTTTTATTTTTGACTATCGTTAAAAGGGTTGGGTGTTTTGCTCAACCTTTTTATATTTTAAGAAAACTTTAACATTTCTTTAACAGTTTTATATTATCTTCCTTTGTACATTTGTATCATAATCAAAAACAAACATATTATGAAAGCATTACAAAAAAGTACAAGGTTTTTTAGAAACGAAGCAATTGGAACAGATTATATATTTGATTTTGACATTGAAGTATTTGTGTCTTTAAATGGAGAGATTGAAGATTATAGTGGATGTTCTTTTGAAAAAGCAACTAAACTAATAGCATTAAATCAATAAAAACAAAATATTATGAGAACAATCAAAACAGTAAATGCAAACAACAAAGAGTATAGAGTAAGAGAAATTGCAAATCACTTTATAGTAGATGCATTTGAAACAATTACAAGTGCAGATAAACGAGAATTTGATGGATATGTTTATAAATTTCACTCTGCCAATTTAGAAGAAGTCAATAAAACTCTTTCTTTATATATAAAATAAAAACAAAATATTATGACATTAAAATTCGGAAAGCACAAAGGACAACAATTTAAAAGCACTCCTAAATCATATCAAGATTGGTTACTAAATCAAGATTGGTTTAAAGCACCAAAAGAACAATTACCATTACATAGACAATCTCTAAATGGGTGGGATGGTTACAGTCAAAGAGGTCAAGCTATTGAGGATGCTATATTTGCTAATGATTGTTTAGATCAAGATTTAACTAATAATGAATTGTATTTAAAATACAACGGATAAATAAAACAATAATAAAGGGGTTTAAAAACCCCTATTAAAATAAATATTATGATAAATACAGAAGCTTGGGATAAGCTAAAAAAGCAAATAGAGTATCATTTAAAGCAAGATAATAACTTAACTGATATAAGAATCAATTATCAAGTAAAGATACCAGAAAGAGGTACAAGAAACTATTTAGGATTAAGTGTAAAAATAAACGAATAATTATGATAGAAGATTTATTATTAATTTCTGGAGTTGTTTTTTTAGCATTCATAATTGGATATGCTAAAGGATCAGAATTTACAGAAGATAGAATTAGAACAAAGTTTCGTATAAAGGAGAATTATTCTTATAATGATTTTATGGATGTAATTGACGATAATTAAGATTTTTTTTATATATTTGAAAAACAATAACTTATGACACATAAAGAGGACATTAAAAGATTAAATATAATGAACAAAGATTACGAAGATTACCTACATAATAGGATAGAAGCATTAGAAAACAGAGTAGAGGTTTTAGAAGCACAATTAGAAATTAGTAAAAAATTAAATTTAAAACAATTATAAAGATGGATAAATTAAGATTAATTCAAAGCGAATTAAAAGCACCAAAGAACCAAAGAAATAATTTTGGTAAGTACAATTACAGAAGTTGTGAAGATATTTTAGAAGCGGTTAAACCTCTACTAAAAAAGCATAAATGTACATTAACAATATCTGATGAAGTAAAAGAACTTGGAGGATTGTTATTTGTAGAAGCAATATCAATTATTTCTGATGGAGAGAATCAAGTTCACGTTAAGGCACAAGCTGGAATTGATCCAAATAGGAAAGGAATGGACATTGCACAATCATTTGGTAGTTCTTCTTCATACGCAAGAAAGTACTCTTTAAACGGATTATTTCTAATTGATGATACAAAAGATGCAGATGCAACAAACACACATAATAAAGCACCTAAAGCACCATCATCAGATAAACAATGGTTAAATAAGGGTACTGCTGAATTTAAGAAAGTACAAGCGTACATTAAAGGTGGAGGTAGTATTGAGAAAGTAGAAGCTAAATATAGAATATCAAAAGAAACAAAGGAACTTTTAAATAAATAAATATGAATAGTATAGAATTAAAGCCAACAGATAACGAGGATCATTACAGACTATTACTAAATGGAGTAGATGTAACTGGCGAACAAGAGAGAAGTGTTTTCAGACATATTATAGAAACAATTGACAACGGAATTGAAGTAGGATTATAAATATTAACAATTAAATTAAAATTAAAATTATGAGTGCAAACAAAAGTTATTTATTAGGAGATGTTGAATTACCATTAGCAACAATTAAATCATTATCTCAATATTTTGAAGATGTATTAACATACAACGCAAAAAGAGAATTAGTTGCAAAGAAAGATGAAAATGGTAAATCCATCAAAAAATTAAAATTAAATTTTTCAATCTTTGAAGAAGGTAACTTCGGTCAGAATGTATCTTTTACAATTCCACAATCAAAGGAGCAAAGAGATAACGGAGATAAAAAGAACTACGTTGCAAATGGAAAAATCTATTACGCATCAGATGATTTACAATCATTCGTTCAGAAATCAGAAAAGAAAGAGAAGCAACAAGCAACAGAACTTGTTACAGATGATTTACCATTTTAATAATTAAATTCAAAAGGGGGTGTTTATAGCATCCCTTTTTTACTTATGTGGAACTACAAAGGAAAACAGATTAAAGAAAGATCAGATTTACCAGCAGAAGCAATTGGATTCGTTTACAAGATACATAATTGGAAAGAAAGTAAATATTACATTGGTAAAAAGATACTCCTTAATAAACGTACTAAACCTCCGTTAAAAGGATATAAAAGAAAAAGAGTTGAATATGTTGAGAGCAATTGGTTTAAATATACTGGAAGCAACCAGTTTACAAAAAAATGGAAGATTGAAGATTGTTACCGAGAAATAATGTACATTTGTTATAATCGTACTATGATGACATATTACGAAACAATGCTACAATTTAAAGAAAACGTTTTAGAAAGTGATAAATTCATAAACGATAATATACTTGGTAAATTTTATAAAACAAAAATACAAAAATATATAGATGATGAAAAAACAAAGCAATTATAAAGATGAAGGTGCATATGAAATAAAGAGAATGATGATCCTTAAAGAAATGGAGGAGTTAGAACTTGAAGCAGAATTAGATGTTGCTGAAAATATAGACTATCCTCCAGTTGCTATTTCTTGTGGTAATTACATTGACATTGATACAGATGGAACACAAAAGACTTACCCAATACCAATATGCACCTATGGTAATTTCAGTTTCACACACGCTTACCCAAAAGTTGGTAAATCGTTTTTTATGAGTTTACTTGTTTCTGCTTATCAAGGTGGTAAAAATGAATATACTGGTAAATTAAAAGGGCATAGACAAGGAAGAAAAATAATACATTTTGATACAGAGCAAGGTATGTTTCACGCTTCTAAAGTAGCAAGAAGACCATTAGTAATGAACGGATATATGCAAGATGATAATTATCATTTTTACGCTTTACGTACAATGGATTACAAACAAAGAAGAAACTTTATTGAATACATACTATACACTAAATTTCAAGATGAGAAAATTGGTTTAGTTGTTATTGATGGTTGTGCCGATCTTGTTACTGATGTTAATAATATGGAACAATGCACAGAGGTTCAAGAATTATTAATGCGTTGGAGCGGAGAACTTGATTGCCATATATCAACGATCATACATTCTAACTATGGTTCAACAAAGCCAACTGGAGTACTTGGTTCTGCACTTGAAAAGAAATGTGAAACTCAAATAATGTTAGAAAAGAATACAGTCAATAAAGGTTGGGTAACTGTTGAATGTAGGAGAGGGAGAAACAGAAACTTTGATACATTTAGTTTTGCATTTGAAGATAATGGATTACCTAAATTTGTTGATGATGATTATGATTTCTAAATAATTTCACTATATTAGCAATATATGAATAACTGGAAAGAAAAGGATTTATTTGAATGGTTATCACAAAACCATTATAAAACATTAGTAAATAGTAAAAATCCAATATCCAGATGGGATTGCTACGATATTGAAACTCAAAATAGAATTGAGTTAAAATGTAGAAGAAAGCATTACGATACATTAATACTTGAAAAGTCAAAATACGATGCTATTATAAAGGAATCAGATAAAAATTTAGATATTCCAATTTACATTAATAGTACACCAGAAGGCATCTATTTATTTAATCTAAACAATATAGATGTAAAATGGTTTACTAAATCACTACCAGCAACAACAGAATTTAAAAAACGTATGTGGGTTAAAAAAGAGATAGCAGAGTTAGATATAAACAAAGCAATAAAACTAAAATAAGATGAAAACAATTAAACTATTAAACAACGAAGAATTTAAAGTAAAAGATATACTTGCTAAAATGGATGATGATTCATTTTACTATGGTTATCTTGGTCAGAATGCTTTGAGCAGTTCAATGTGTAAAAGTTTACTTGAAAGCCCAGAGGCATACGCAAACAAACTAAAAGAACCTCCAAAGGCAAAAGAACCCCAACCTTTCAGAGATGGCAGATTAATACATCTATTGGCTTTAGAACCACATAGAATAGAAGAACTAACAATCATTGATAGCACAAAAGGCAGTAATCTATATAAATTAGCGGTTGAAGAAAAACCAGCACAATCAGTTTACACAAGAGCAGAGTTAAACAGATGTCAAGAAATAGCTGATGCGGTTTTAGATAATCAACAGTACAAGAAACTTGTTAAAGATGCTGAATTTGAAATACCAGCAATAGCAAATTACAACGGATTACCATTTAGAGGTAAAGCAGATATATTGTTAGCTGGTGTTGTATGTGATATAAAAACAACAAGTGATATTTCAACATTTGAACAAGCTGCGTTGCTTTACAATTATGACTTACAAGCTGCATTGTATTTAGAATTATTTGATTCTTTTGAGTTCAAGTATGCGGTTGTTGATAAACGTTCAAAAGAGGTTGGTTTCTTTGAGTTTAGTGATGATTTTATAAGAGGTGGATATGAAAAACTTAATCTTGCAACTGAAAATTATTACAAGTATTTAGAGAATAAAGATTTTTACGATTTAAACATTTAGTTATGTACGAAAAAGAGCAATGCAAACAATTACAAGTAGTAGCATATAGAAGTTGTGTTGATAGTTATTTTAGAAGTGGAGATAGAAATGATATATATGAATATTGGTTGCAGTTGATTCAAGCAGAAAGAAATTGTGAGGCAAAAGGAGTTCATAAAGCATTGGAGTTAATAGAATTATATGAAGATATAAATGGCAAAGATTAAGAAGAAGTTAAAACCATTTAAGAACTGCGACAACAAAGCACAATCACATTGCTTTAAAAAGGGTTTTGTGATAACTTTAGAATCATCTGGTGCAAACTATAAGGTAAAGTATCAAAGAGGGCATAGCGTTCAGTATTATATGAAAGGAAAGGAATTTAATTTGCAAGAAGCATATCAATCAATTTGGGATTTATATACCAAGATTTATAACTATGATAAACAAAAAGAAAATGAATCAAAAACAAACAGTTAATTTTATAAATAAAACTTCTGGAACTAAACTAATTGAACATACAGACGAGTTCAGTTCTTATGATGCATTTGATAGTAATTATATTGTTGAGATAAAGAATAGACGAGCAAACCATAAAGACCCATTTCTTGAAGTTAATAAAACTGTTGTTAATATGAAGAAAGCAAAACAACTAAAAAAAGATTACCTTTATGTTCAAGCGGATGGAACTGGTGTTTATGTATTCAATATAAGTAAACTTAATTTAGATGCAATACCAAAGAGATTCTATAACGTACCAGCAACAACAGATTTTAAAAATAACGAGAGAGTTAATAAAGAGTTCTGGGTTCTTAATAAACAATACGCTAAAAAAATAAACATATAATTATGATAAGAAGCACACAAACACACTATGACAATGGTAAAGATTACGATGTAATTGATGTGATCAATGATTTTAACTTAAACTTCTCCAGAGGAAACATACTAAAGTATGTGTGTAGAGCTGGTAAAAAGAAAGATGAATTGCAAGACTTATTAAAAGCAAAAGACTATTTAGAAAGGGAAATAGAAAGAATAAGGGAAGCAAGATAGCTTCTCTTTTTTTTATTCAAATGTTAAAGAAATGTTAAAATTTGTTAAAAGGTAGTTGATAACTTAAAATGTTTTGTATATTTGGTGTATAATTAAAAACAAACATATTATGAAAGCTACTAAATCACAAATTAAAAAAGCAAATCAAGGTTTAAATTCAAGAGGTTTAAATATGACTAAATTATATGATGGTTCTTTACACGTTGGAATTGTTAGTATTTTAGATATGAGAAACGATGATGTTTTAAATACTTTAGAACACGTAAAAAAAGAGATTAGAGAAAATAATAATTTAAACGAAATACTTTGGATGTCATTTTTTAATTAATAATATGAAAGACTGGAAAGATATACTATATGAAGAATGTAAAGATGAACCTCTACCAAGTATTTTTATAGAAGAAGATGCATTAACATTTAAAAACAAAGACAAGATGAAAACAATTAAAAGAATTATCAAACAAGTAAAAGAGAGCAAGAACTTAAAACCTTACAAGGTTGTTAGATTATCAACTGGACTTATCTGTGAGCATTACAGTAATGGTAACGTAAAAGTATTATAGTTATGGGATTAGGATTACCAATAGTATTATTAATTGTAGCAACAGTGTGGGCAGTAGTTTTTATAAATAGAAATTTAGAAGAATAGAAATGAGAGATACAATACAACAGATAAAAGATTTAGCAAAGCTAACAGACAATGCTTATCTTCTTCATAAAATGAACTTATTAGAAGTAGAGATAGAAGCAGAGATATTAAAGGAGAAAATAAAAATGTTAAACGAAGAACTATGAACCAATTAGATTACGATTTAGAGAACTATTTAGAAGATAAAGAATACGAATGCACAGAATGTGGGACATCAATAGAAAGCGAAGGTGTTTGCAGTAGAGATTGCTTTAATGCATCAATGTTATAAAACAAATAAAATATGAGAACATACACAGAAAAACAATTAGAACAAATAAGTGGAGCAATAATAACTTGCTTTGTCAATTTACACTTTTTACAAGAAGCAGATTCTTCTGGATTATTTAGACAGAGAATAAAAAATAACGTTAGGAAAACAATGTCTGATTTAATTGACATTGAAAACAGTTACTTCTCAAAGATAGAGGAAGTAGATGAAAAAGAATTAGGAGATAAGTTAGTTGCAAATAAATTAGAGTTTATTGAATGGTTGTTAAATAAATTTGATTTCAATGATTTTAGTAAACTACAAGAAGTTTGTATAGCTTATTCATTTAACACAAAAGAACTAACAGAAACATCAGATAGAATACTAAAAGAGAACGGAGCAAAAACAATAGAATAATATGAACGTATATAATAAAGAAATAGCAGATAAATTAGCAGAGGATTTTGAAAAGATAACTGGAATGAGTTTAAACGATACTTCGAGGAAAACAAATTCAGTAATAATAAGATGTTTATTCTATAAGGTATTACACAAGTTTAATTATATGAATGATAGATTAATTGCTGAATGGTTTGAAACAAGAGGTATTAAAAAGAATAGATCATCCATTTTTATAGCAATGTCAAATGTTGATACTTACTACAAAACCTATCCTCTGTTTAGAGATTGTTATGATATGTACTTCAAAGATAAACTAAACGAACGTTTAAAGCATCAGAAATCTAAAAAGAAGCGTTTAAACGAATACAAAGAAATTGTTAAACAAATGCACCTAAAAGAAAAAAAAGACCCTTTAAGTATGCTTATTAAGGAATTACCGATTGATAAAAGACAAGAGATATATGAAGTAGTTAGTTTAAGAGTAAAGTCTTGGAGTTGGAAGAACAAAGATAAGTGTCAGATAATAGAAGGAGGAACATCGTTAGAACACCTATGTTATTAAATATATTATTTAGAACTATTATAAATTAAAAAAATAACTTTTAATATTGATGAAATTGTCATAAAAAAATCATTATATATATAATCAATTTTATATTTACTAATATTTCTTTATGTATGACTTCATACACATACATTCAATTATTCATTAGAATATAAATTCAATTAAATATGTGGTTTTGGGGTAGCTATATCTCGTTGCCACCTATTTTTTTGTGAATAACTTTCCGTTTATTTTTAGTATTAATAACTTATATTTATGTAAATATAATTATATGTTAGAAAAAGTATTTGAATCCCATAAAAAATGGATAAATACAACACTTAAATTTGGGTGTTCTAAAGACGAAGCAGAGGATATTGTAAGTAATATGTATCTTGTGATTGGAAAAATGCTTAAAAAGGGTTTAGATATATCCTATGGCGATGAGGTAAACTACTACTATATATATTTAACTCTTAAAACATCATTCTTGCAAATGTGTAATAAAAAGAAGAAACATAATAAAGTTCCTCTTGATTTAGTTTTAGAGATAGAATCTGGAGATTATATTGATTTTGATTCAGCTGATCAAGTATTGCAAAAAGAATTAGATGAGTTGCACTGGTACGATAAAAGAGTATTTGATTTAATCCAGAACGAATATTCAATAACAGAACTATCAAAGAAAACAAATATCACATACCATTCCCTATACAATACATATAGAAAAACAAAATCTAAATTAACAAAAAAGATTTTAGAATGAAATTAGGAGATTTAATAGAACTGATTACAACTTACACTGGTATCAAATGGATAGTTAAAAAGATATGGGGAGATGATTGTGGATGTGATGAAAGACAAGAACAACTAAACGACATTGAACTTTGGTAAATTATGTACAGAAAAAAACTAACACAGAAGTTACAACAACTAATAGACAAACTACCAATAGGAAGTAAAAGAAAGGAAGTCAAAGAAGATTTACTGAAACTTAAATTAAGTGAAACAGATTACCATTATATTATGTTAGCAGATAAATACAGAGAACTATAATATGATTAAAGAATTTATTACAGTAATATTTTGCATTATAGTATTGTTTTCATTAGCTGGAATAATATTAGCTACTATTGAAATATTTAAAGAACTAATGAACACAGATAGAAATGA